CGCCTTAAACCTTGGGATTTCATGCATTTGGCAAAAGAAGTCGCTTCCCCTACCTACCTGGTTTTGTCCAAGCGGGCGAGGTGGGGGAGGCTATGAACGTCGGTAGATTCACTCGCCGCCCTAGGGTTATCTCAGAGGCCGATCATGAATCGGCCCCTCAGGTATTCCTAGGGCTTAACCCTGCGTGCGACTAACCCGCAGCGAAGCCTTGAAGCTCGTCTACCTTTCGTCTGAACTACCCCGCCCGTAACACGCCCGCTCAGTCGTTGCGTTCCCTTACCCGCGATTCATTGGCATCCTGCCGTCAACGGGTGACTGTTCCAGGGGGGAGGTCATACCGACCCATTCTGCCCCCTGTAGCTTGGCGACGTATCCGATCCAGTGCGCGTACGATGCCCGCGCGTGGGCAGAGAGCGTGTTATTCCCCCCCGGGGTTGGAGCAAGGTTTATACAGCCGGATGCCCCAATTTGCTGTTGTGCCAACGAGAGATGCCTGTTAGGCTCGAGGCATCTCTCTTTTGGTTAGCGCCCTAGAGACTATAAGCCCGAGCGACTTGTGTAAAGCAGGTTCTCGGGCTTTTTAGTACCTGCGGCCTTAACCGGATTAGTTTACATGCCAACGCGGTGATGCGCCCTGTTAACTAAGTTCGTTGCATTTATTCGTTATACCGCCTAAAAAGAAAAGATGAACAATTTCAGGCGGGATGAGCAGGTCTGCGGAAATGAGATCGAGGCCGTCGAGGAGTACGCCAATCGCGTGCTCGGCATTCAGGTCGATCACCAGGGCTTCCGCGTCCAAGTCGCGAGAATCATAGAAAATCGCATCGACGATTTCATCTTTCAGCGCTTTAGGGACTGGCCCATCCGGGATCTCATGATCCTCGAGCAGGAGCTTCAGAAGCGCATCATCGCCCGCCAGGAGCAGAAGCCTAAGCGCGGGCGGCCGCCTAAGCAACGCGAGCAACTCGAGAAGGCCGCAGACGAAGGGAGCACGTCGTGATCGTTCACTGCCTGCACGATGAGCTCGTCCCGATCTCGAAGCTTAAGCTGCACCCGAAGAACCGCAACAAGCACCCGCCTGAGCAAGTCGAGCGGCTGGCCAAGATCCTGAAATACCAAGGCTGGCGCTACCCGGTGAAGGTCAGCAAACGCTCGGGCTTCGTCACGGCAGGCCACGGCCGCATTGAAGCGGCCAAGGCTGCCGGATGGAAGCAGGTTCCGGTCAACTTCCAGGATTATGAGAGCGACGAGCAGGAGTACGCCGACCTCCAAGCCGACAACGCCATCGCCAGCTGGGCTGAGCTTGATCTCTCGGGCATCAACGGTGACTTGGGCGACCTTGGCCCCGATTTCGATCTCGACCTGCTCGGCATCAAGAACTTCACGCTCGACCCAGAACAGGTTGAGGCGCAGTGCGACGAGGACGAGGTCCCCGAGGAGCCAGTCGAGCCGAAGACGCGGCCGGGCGACATCTACCAGCTCGGGCGGCACCGGCTCATGTGCGGCGACTCGACGTCGATCGGCGCGGTCGAGCGACTGATGGCGGGGAAAAAGGCGCAGACCCTTTTCACGGATCCGCCGTACGGCGACAACGTCGGCGGTCTTCGGACGAAGACCGCCAGCGAGCGCGTGCCCGGAAAAGGCCTCGTAACGCGTGACACGTTCATTGCGAACGACGCAGAAATTGACTGGCTTGAGGAAGTATTCAACCTAGTTCCCGGCTTTCTGGAAGAAGACTCGACCAAGATGGTCTTCTTCAAGTGGGACAAGTACGAGCTGATCAAAAAGATGGCCCAGGCCTTCGGCGAACCGAGTGCACTCTGCGTTTGGGACCGGGTTCGAAAGGCGTCGGCATTCTTCCGATTCCAGCCGCAGCACGAGCTGTGCCTTCACTGGGGAAACCAAGCAGACAAGAAGGAATCCGCAGCGCTGTCGAACGTCTGGCGGGAGCCGAAAGAGCTCGAGAACCGCGAGCTGCATCCCACGGTCAAGCCGATCGCGATCCTCGAGCCCGCGATTCGAGTGACAACCGCCCCCGGGAGAGGCGTCCTCGACCTCTTCGGCGGCTCCGGCTCGACCCTGATCGCCTGCGAGAAGTCAGGCCGGACCGCCTACCTGATGGAACTCGACCCGAAGTACTGCGACGTCATCGTCGCGCGGTGGGAGAAGTACACCGGGAAGAAGGCCGAACTGCTGACCGAGCCGAGCCCTCACGTTTTCCCAGATGGATCGACCCAACATCTAAACGCCTGAAAAACGCATAAACCATGGCTAAAATGGGCAGGCCCGAGATCGAAATCGATTGGGATCAGTTTGAGAAGTTGTGCCAATTGCACTGCACGCTCAACGAAATCGCGGGCTTCTTTGGCTGCTCTCACGACACAATCGAGCGTAAGGTCAAGGAAAGATACGGGAAAACATTTGCGTACGTTTGGGATGAGAAATCGGCGACCGGAAAGGTCAGCATTAGGCGCAAGCAGTTTGAGATGGCCTTGAAGGGCAACGTCAACATGCTCCGGTGGCTCGGCCAGAACATCCTGAACCAAACCGACAAGGTCGAACAGAAGACCCAGATCGAGGTAAAGCAGCTTGGACCGAAAGAAATCGAAGAAGTCCTCGCAAGCGACCCCTTCGCCCTCCCCAAGCGCGATGACACCGGCGATCCATCCTGAACTTGAGCGCATTGCTCGAGGCATTCAGGAGCTGCACACGCGCTGGACGCCGCACGCGGCTCAGATCGCCATAGGACGCGCCCTGATCGGTGAGCGCGTTAAGGAAGTCTTCGCCCAATGCGGTCGGAACTGGGGCAAGAGCGAGTTGATGGGATACCTGCTCTGGCGCTGGGCTTGGACCTTTCCAGGCTCAGAAAACTACTACTTCGCCCCGTATATGAAGCAAGCCCGGGAAATCCTCTGGGCGTCGCGCCGCATTCAGGACTTCGGTCCCAAGGGCTGGATCAAGGACGTGAATAACACCGAAATGCGGGTCACGCTGACTAACGGTTCGTTCATCAAGCTCGACGGCTCTGACAACGTGGACGCATACCGCGGAGTGAAGCCTAAAGGGCTCTCGGTCTTCGATGAGTTCAAGGACTTCCGGCCCGAGTTCTACGAAGCATACGACCCTAACCGAGCTGCTCATGACACGCCGCTCTTCATCGTCGGCACCCCGCCAGACCACGACTGCCAGTTCGTGCATGTCGCGGCCGAATACCAGCGAGACGCAAAGAAACGATTCTTCGCGTTTCCAACCGAGGCCAACCCCCACATCTCCCGCGACTGGCTCGAGCGGAAACGCCAGGAACTCTACGCCCGAGGCGATGGCGACCAGTGGGAGCGGGAGTACATGGCGCGCTTCGTCAAAGGCGGGCGTGCTGCAATCTTCCCGATGCTGAACAAGCAACATGTCATCCCGCACGATCAGCTCATGCGAGATCTGTATCGCGACAAGCGCAAGCTCGAGTGGATCCTTTGGGCTGACCCAGCTGGCGCCTCCTGCTTCGCGGTACTGTTCCTTGCTATCAACCCCTACTCGCGCAAGATTTATTGCCTAGACGAGATTTACGAGACCGACCAGGCGCAGATGACCGTCGGCAAGATCGGCCGCCGCATCTTTGAGATGCGAGAAGACCTCATGGACTACCCGGGCATCGAATGGCGGCAAGGGTACGATGAAGCGGAAACGTGGTTTTCGAACGAGATGCTCGATCTGTTCAACGAGCACTTTGAGCCCTCGCAGAAAGCCAAGAGCGACAAGCTCTCAGGTCTCGCACTCATCAAGGACGCGCTGACCGAGAACCTGTTTGTCATGTCCGATCGCTGTAAGAAACTCTATTGGGAGATGGAGAACTATCGCAAGGACGACTCAGGCAAGATTAAGAAGATGAACGATCACCTGATTGACTCGCTGAGATACTCCCTTGACGCCGCGCGGTACACGGTCAAGGATTCTCCAGAGCCTATTCCGCCCGAGGCGAGTCCATTTTGGCGTGGCGCGCGTCCGAGTGATGACTTCCCAGAATTCAGTGATATCGGTGAACCTATCGAGGAGTTAGACTTCTGACTATGATCGCATCCGCAATCGCCGTGATTCTCATCATTCAACTCGTCTGCATCGCTGGTCTCTGGTGGACCACCACCGAACTCAAGGCCATGCAAAAGAGCACTCATAGCGTACAGCTTGTGCCAGCAGACTCGACCTTCCAGAAACTCACCGACGACACGAAGGCGTCGCTCACCAAAGACGTTTTCGAGAACCTGGGTTAATCCATGACGACTTCCTACTCGTTTGACGATCTGAACACCGAACTGAACACCGCGCAGCCGCAGAAGCCGCTTTACGCGATCGGGCTTGATGATCCGAGAAACGAGAAGGAAGTCCTGAAGTGGCTTCTCGCTGAGCTGAGTTATCTCGAGCGCGAGAACGAGCAGCGCATCCGAATTCAGCGCAGAAACTTGGCGCTCTATAAGGGCATCCAGTACCAGGAGTCTGAAGCTAGGGCTGAGAACCGCGACCGTGCGGCAGACCGCTCAACCTTCCTCAGAAAGATCGTCGCCAATCACCTGTTCGACCTGACGAAGAACCGCGCATCGCGGCTTATTAAGTTCAGGCCCGCAGTCGCCATTCTGCCCACAAACGACGAGCTGCAGGACAAGCTCTCGGCCAAGGCGTGCAAGGCGCTGCTCGACCATATCTGGTATGAGAACGACTTTGAGGGCGTGATCCAGCTCCAGCTCGCCACCCAAGCCATGATCTTGGGCGAAAGCTACCTGTTCATTGGCTGGGACGAAAGCAAGGGGCCGATCTCGCCTGCCTATCTCGAGGCGAAAAAGAAGCACGGCGACAAGATCCCGCTACTTGATGAGCAGGGCCAGCAGCGCAAGGACGACGCAGGCCGCCCGATCTTCGTCGATAACGAAGTCAGGATCGGTGATGTCGAGTACCGGGTCGAGATGTCGCCCGAGGTGCTGCTCGATAAGAAGAATCGCATGGAAGAGGTGGGTTACTGCATCACCTCGCGCATGATTGATTGCGAGGCACTCAGGCTCAAGTACCCTGAGAAAGCGGCTGAGATCCGCGTCCACAACGACCAGTACTATGATTATGACCGCATGGAGCTTAAGCCCACGCGGAACCAGTGCAAAGTCTACACGTTCATCGCCAAGCGTCAGCCGGGCATGGAGAAGGGCCGCAGGATCGTCTTCACGCGCGACTGCGTGCTCGAGAACACCATTAGCCCCTACTCCATGCAGGGGCTACCCTTCGTGCGCTTCACGGACATCGACTTCCCGGGCGAGCTGCACGGGCACTCGTTCTTTGAGATCATCAAAGGCCTGACTGGCACCTATAACAACCTGACGAACATCATTCTCAGGAACCTGCTGCTCGTTTCGCACCCGAAATGGATGGTTCCTGCTGGCTCGGCCTCGATCGATAAGCTCGGCAACGACGTTACGATCGTTCAATACAAGGGACCGCAGCCGCCGACTCTGGCCGTGGCCCAGACGACGCCGCCTGAGGTCTACAACTTCCGCCAGCAGCTGAAAGAAGAGTTCCAGCAGATCGCAGGCGTGTTTGGTGTATCGCGCGGTGAGACGCCCCCGGGCATTAAGGCCGGCGTGGCGCTTCAGTTCCTCTCCGAGCAGGAATCCGAGCGTTACAACGAGCTTGCGCTCAAGTGGAACGAGATGATCCGCCAGGCGGCGGAACTGACCCTGAGCGTTGCCCACGACTACTATGATGAGTCCGATGACCGCATGGTCATGATCTTGGGCAAGAATAACGAATACATGTCCGAGTTCTTTGATGTCGCTGACCTAAACCACGATTACGACATCCGCATCCAGAACAGCTCGGCCCTGCCTAAGTCAGTCGCCGCTCGCACGCAGACGCTTCTTGATCTCTCTGAGCGATTCCCGGACAAGTTCACGGGCGAGCAGGTCATCGACATGCTGGACCTTGCACAGAGCGATAAGTTCGTCGACGCCGCGACCGTTGCAGTCCGCACGGCTGAGGCTGAGACTGAGAAGCTCATTCAAGTCACGGCCGACGAAGCGCAGGCTCTTGCGCCCACTGAGTTTGAGAATCATATCCTGCACTGGCGCACGCATACGCGTCAGGTTCAGGAGTTCTCGTTTAAGTACAAGACGCCCAAGGACCGCCAGCAGAACCTGATCGACCACATCCGTGCGCATGAAATGCTCATGATGGATCAAGCCAAGGTGAGCCCTAAGTTCAACGAGATGCTGGGCCAGCTTGAGATGTTCCCCATGTTCTTTAAGCTCGCCACCGAGGAACAAGTCATGCCCGAGCAGATGGCCATGGCACCCGAGCAAGCTGCAGTGGCGCCTACCCCTATTCAGCCCGAGCCCGGGCTTTCAGTGAATCCGGCACAACAACCCATCCCTCAAGAGCCGACGCAGCCGGTCGTGTCGTCTCTCGAAACTGAGCTCATGGGCGCACCAGGCCCAAC